CTCGCGCACTCGCGCACTCGCGCACAAAGTACCGTTCCGTACGCGGAGCGATTTAAATCGCGTGACAACATTGCCTACATTGCCTACGCATACATTACCAGCGCCCGCGCCCGCGCCCGCGCCCGCGCCCGCACCCGCACCCCATACTCTCGCTCGTTGTCAAGCTGCTACTTAGCTTGTTGATAACGTTGTCAAACTGATAGCTCTCGCTCGTTGTTAAGCTGCTACTTAGCTTGTTGATAACGTTGCCAAACTGATAGCGTTGTCAGACCGCTAACTTTAGGCGCGGTAAAAAGTGTGAGGTGGTGGGGGGGAGGGCCTTGCAAAATGGAAACTTGTATATGTAGGTACCGCACAAAATTTTTTTTAAAAATTCAAATTTTTTAAAAAAGCCAAATTTTTGTTACTATACCTACTATGAGTCTCCATTCTTTACCGCTAACGGTACGCAAGCTCGAAGCCACAGAGTCGCGCTTACAGGCCGTCTATGACGCTGCCAAGCTAGGTCTGAAGGGCGACACGTTGGCGCTAGCGGCAGGCATGCTACCGACGGAATACCGACACCTGTGTGAGTTAGACCCTGTAGCGCAAATGGCAGAACAGAAGGGGCGCGCTGACGGTGAGATGTCGGCGTCCCGACAGTTGCACGAGGCAGCGGCAGAAGGCGACGCTAAGGCGGCGCTGGCTATCCTGCAACACGTCCATGGGTGGACAGCCAAGCAAGAAATTACGGTGGACGTGTACCAGCGCATCAGCATCACGCAGGCGCTACAACAAGCGCAGGCGCGTGTATTTGAGGGCCTGATAACGGAACAGAAAGCTAGCCCAATGGAGCTTAGCCATACCAAAGAACGACCTGCGATTTTTGTGGACAAAAGCTAATGGCTCAGCTACCGATCTATAAGTCAGACGAAGAACAACTGCTAATGGCTAAGTTGTGGTCGCCGGCAGTTGCCGACGACCCCGAAGCGTTCGTACTGTTTGCGTTTCCCTGGGGACAACCCAACACCCCCCTGACTAAGTTCCACGGCCCACGCAAGTGGCAACGGGATGTGCTGCGCAGCATTGCCGAGCACATAAAAGACAATAAAGGCTTGGTTGACATGGCCACGCTCAGGGAAGCGGTAAGCTCTGGCCGAGGCATCGGTAAGTCTGCGCTGGTAAGTTGGCTCATTATATGGATGCTAAGCACCCGCATTGGATCGAGCGTGATTGTTAGCGCTAACAGTGAGTCGCAGCTACGGTCAGTCACTTGGGGCGAGTTAACTAAATGGCAAGCCATGACGATCAACAGCCACTGGTGGGAGATTAGTGCCACTAAGCTAGTGCCCGCTAAGTGGCTAACCGAATTGGTTGAGCGCGACCTGAAGAAAGGTACGCGGTACTGGGGCGCAGAAGGCAAGTTGTGGTCTGAAGAAAACCCCGACGCCTACGCTGGCGTTCACAACTACGACGGCATGATGTTGATTTTTGACGAAGCCAGCGGTATACCAGACGCCATTTGGTCGGTTGGCGCGGGCTTCTTTACCGAGAACATTCTAGATAGATACTGGTTTGCGTTTTCTAACCCACGGCGTAACACCGGGTATTTTTACGAATGCTTTAACGCCAAACGGCTGTTTTGGCATACGCGCAACATTGACTCCCGAACAGTAGAGGATACGGACAAGAACGTCTACGCGCAGATTATTGAGGAGTATGGGGAAGATTCGCCGCAGGCTCGGGTTGAGGTCTACGGTGAGTTTCCCTCGGCTGGCGAGGATCAGTTTATTGGCGCACGCCTTGTCGACGACGCTATCGCCCGCGAGCCGTACAAGGACGCTACAGCTCCGATTGTCATCGGCGTTGACCCGGCACGCGGCGGCGCAGACTCGACTGTCATCTTGGTAAGACAAGGCCGCGACATCTTGGCTATCAAACGGTATCACGGCGAGGATACAATGATGACCGTTGGGCGGGTGATTGATGCAATCGAACAGTACCGGCCCTCGCTGACCGTGATCGATGAAGGTGGGCTAGGATACGGGATACTTGACAGATTAAAAGAGCAGAGGTACAAGGTACGGGGAGTAAACTTCGGCTGGAAGTCAAGCAAACCCGTCATGTGGGGCAACAAACGCGCAGAGATGTGGGGTACCATGCGGGAATGGCTGCGCAGCGCCAGTCTACCTAATGACAAGCAACTGAAGACGGATTTAACGTCGCCCATGAAAAAACCTGACTCGTCAGGTACTATTTACTTGGAAGGCAAGAAAGAAATGAAGTCTCGGGGCTTGGCTTCACCGGATGCAGCCGACGCGTTAGCCGTTACGTTTGCGTTTTCAGTAGCACACCGAGAGTCAAGCTACGACCGAGCTATCAAACGCAACGAAGGCTATTCAACACGTCCAATTGCTTCAACAGGATGGATGGGGGCATAATATGGCAACGAAAAAAAGCGTGGCATTAAGTGTTGGGCGTGGTGAAAAACAATCGGTAGCTAAAGGCGCGGGGCTTACCGCCAAGGGCCGCGAAAAGTATAACGCGGCGACTGGCAGTAACCTAAAAGCGCCCGCGCCGAACCCCAAGACCAAGGCCGATGAAGGGCGTAAGAAGTCGTTTTGCGCCAGAATGGGCGCAGTAGCAGATAAAGCTAAAGACGGCGAACGGGCAAGAGCCTCACTTAAACGATGGAAGTGCTAACTATGGCAACGAAACCTGGGCTGTACGCCAATATTCACGCTAAACAAGAACGCATCAAAGCCGGTTCTGGCGAAAACATGCGTAAACCCGGCTCGCGCGGTGCGCCTACTGGCAAAGATTTTAAACAGTCGGCTAAAACGGCCAAAAAAGGTAAGTAGCATGCCGCTAGTAAAATCCGCAAGTAAAGACGCGTTCCGCAAAAACGTAAAGGCGGAGATTAATAGCGGCAAACCAGCTAAACAAGCTGTGGCCATAAGTTATGCTGTTAAACGTGCTGCATCGCACAAACCCGCAAAGACAAGCAAATAATGGACTATACCGGCATCAATAAGGCAGCTAAAGTAGCTGCAATAGGCGGCAACCCGGAAACATCGGATAAGGATGACACCGACGCGTTGGCTACAATGCGTAGCCGTCTGGATATGGCAATATCGGCACTGTCAGACAGCCGTGAAGACGAGTTAGACGATCTCCGTTTTTATGCCGGTTCGCCAGATAATCATTGGCAGTGGCCAGCCGACGTATTGGCTACCCGTGGCGCAGTGCAGGGTCAAACGATTAATGCGCGCCCTACCTTAACTATCAATAAGCTGCCGCAGCATGTTAGGCAAGTAACAAACGACCAAAGGCAAAACCGCCCGTCGGGCAAAGTCATACCCGCTGACGACAATGCGGACGTAGAAGTAGCCGAGATATTTAACGGTATCGTGCGGCACATAGAGTACATCTCGGATGCTGATATTGCGTACGACACCGCCTGCGAGAACCAAGTTGCCTACGGCGAAGGTTACATTCGCGTACTAACCGAGTACTGCGACGACAACACGTTTGATCAAGACATTAAGATTATGCGTGTTCGCAACTCATTTTCGGTTTACATGGATCCAACAATCCAAGACCCGTGCGGCGCTGACGCTAAGTGGTGTTTCATTACCGAAGACCTTGTGCGTGCGGAGTACGAACGCATGTTCCCTAACGCTTCGCCAATTAGCAGCTTGCAATCGCTAGGCGTTGGCGATCAGTCACTTAGCGCGTGGATAAACGAAGATACGGTACGTATCGCGGAGTACTACTTCGTTGAGTACGACAAAGCTAAGCTAAACCTGTACCCAGGCAACGTAACTGCGTTTGAAGGTTCGCCCGAAGACAAGCAAATGAAGATGATGGGGATGAAGCCTGTCCGCAGCCGCAACGTGGATGCTAAGCGCGTCAAGTGGTGCAAGACAAACGGCTATGAGTTCCTTGAAAAGCAGGATTGGGTAGGCAAGTGGATACCTGTTGTACGCGTGGTTGGCAACGAATTTGAGGTAGAGGGCAAGCTGTACGTATCCGGTTTGGTACGTAATGCCAAAGATGCACAGCGTATGTACAACTATTGGACATCCCAAGAGGCAGAAATGCTAGCTTTGGCACCAAAAGCGCCTTTTATTGGCTATGGTGGTCAATTTGAGGGCTACGAAACTCAGTGGAAAACCGCAAATACGCAAAATTGGCCGTATTTAGAGGTAAATCCTGACGTAACTGACGGAAATGGGTCAACGTTACCGCTTCCACAGCGTGCTGCGCCTCCACTACCCCAAACAGGCTTGATTCAAGCCAAAATGGGCGCGTCTGACGACATTAAATCGACCACAGGCCAGTACGATACCAGCTTAGGCGCTACGTCTAATGAGCGCTCAGGCAAAGCTATTCTGGCACGCGAGCGTCAGGCTGATACGGGCACTTATCATTACGTGGACAATCTAGCGCGCGCTGTTCGGCAGGTTACTCGACAGATTGTTGACCTGATACCTAAAATCTACGACACACAGCGCATAGCCCGCATCATTGGTCTTGATGGCGATACCGACATGATTAAGCTAGACCCGTCGCAGCCTATGCCGGTTAAAAAGATTGTTGACCAAAACGGCGTTCAGATAGAAAAAATCTATAACCCAAGCGTCGGTAAATACGACGTTGTAGTGACTACTGGCCCGAGCTACATGACTAAGCGCCAAGAAGCATTGGACGCCATGGGCACTATTCTGCAAACCAACCCACAGCTTTGGCAAGTGGCTGGCGACCTGTTCATTAAGAACATGGATTGGCCAGGCGCGCAAGAAATGGCAGAACGCTTTGCCCGTGTTATCGATCCTAAAGTGTTGGGTGATGGCTCGGACGATTCCCCAGAACTGCAAATGGCCAAGCAACAGATGGAAGCCATGGGTCAGGAAATGGAGCAGATGCACCAAATGCTGCAAAGCGTAAGTAAGTCGGTTGAGATGCAGGACTTGGAGCGTAAGAACTTTGAAGCAGAAATTAAAGCGTACCAAGCCGAAACCCAACGTATCTCTGCAACGGCGGCTAATATGACGCCAGAGCAGATTCAAGATATAGTTATGGGAACGCTACATGGTGCTATGGATACAGGTAATTTGATTAGCGAAATGCCGGCACGGGAACATATGATGCCTGATGGCCAAATGATGCCTGACGAGCAGATGCAGCAGCCAATGGACGGGATGCAGCAGCCAATGGAAGAGATGCAACAGCCAATGGAAGGAATGCAACAGCCAATGGAAGGAATGCAACAGCCAATGGAAGGAATGCAACAATGAAATGTTCTTGCGCCGACTTTATAGGCACGCTATTTTTAGCCCGCGACGTAGCCCATAGCGTGCACTTAAATACACGCAGTTTTTCTAAGCATACTGCGCTCAATATTTTTTACGATCGCGTTTTAGGTGCTACGGACGACTTTGCGGAAGCGTATCAAGGCCGTCACGGGCTGATTGGCCCAATTACGCTTATGTCAGCTAAAAAAACCACCAACATTATTGAGTTTTTAGAAGATTCATTGGCTGACGTTGAGCGTATGAGGTATGAGTTTATTGACAAATCAGATAGCGCGCTGCAAAACTTAGTCGACGTTATTGTTGAAGTTTATTTGCGTACACTATACAAACTAAGGTTTTTAGCCTGACAACAGCTTATGTATCACAAACGCAATAAGGTAAAGATGCGCATTTTGACCTGCGAGTTAGTTTTTTCTATGGGCAAAGTAAGCGTTTTGCAAGAAGGTTATTTAACTAAAAATACTATGGGCTAAACATGGCAAATTACACTTACATGACGGCTACGGCCAACATTAAATCAACGGCGGGCAAGCTAAAGGGTATTTTTGTCAGCGCAGCCACTTCCACGCCGACCATTACTGTCTACGATTCGTCAGCGGCTACCACCGCCAGAACTATTTTGGGCGTATTTACTCCAGCAGCCGCAACGTCTTATTTGCTACCGCTTGAGGGTGCCTACGCCAACGATGGTATTTATGTAGTAATAAGTGGTACAGTATCGGCAACAATTATATGGGAGTAATCCGTACTGGCACGGTAAGCCAGGGGTTCTTTAGGAATCGAAAATGTCTGACGAAGTTCAAAATGAAATAGCGGATATGCCCGCGCCGGAACCGGAACTAACGGTAGTTTCGGAACCTGAAGCAGTTGCGCCGGAGAATGAAGAGCCAAAAGTTGCTAAAACCTTCACACAAGATGAGTTGGACGCGGCGATTGGTAAACGGCTTGCAAGAGAACAACGTAAATGGGAAAGAGAGCAGGCTAGAGTTCAACAGCCTGCAGCTGCGCAAACAGCCGCGCCTTCGTTAGATCAGTTTGAATCTGTAGATCAGTACGCCGACGCATTGGCGTTTCAGAAAGCAGAACAGCTGATTGCTAAACGAGACGCCGACCGTGTGCGTATGGATACCGCCGAAGCGTATCAAGACCGTGAAGAAGAAGCTAGGGCTAAGTATGAAGACTTTGAACAAGTTGCATATAACCCCCGGTTACCGATTACAGGTGTGATGGCAGAGACAATCCAATCTTCTGATATTGGCCCCGACATAGCGTATTACCTCGGTACCAACCCAAAAGAAGCTGATCGTATTTCCCGTTTGTCGCCGTTTATGCAGGCCAAAGAGCTCGGTAAAGTTGAAGCTAAATTAAGCGACAATCCGCCGGTAAAGAAAACGACTAGCGCACCACCACCCATCGCGCCGATTAGTGGCCGTGGCTCAGGGGTTCCGGCTTATGATACAACAGACCCACGTTCTATTAAGAACATGACTACGTCTGAATGGATTGAAGCGGATCGCCAACGCCAGATGAAGAAGTGGGAAGCAAGCCGTAACCGCTAATTTTATTTTTAAGGACTATCATGGCAAATTCTATCCTCACCATCGACATGATTACTCGGAAAGCTCTTGAGATTCTTGAGAACAACCTGGTACTCACCCGTAACGTAAACCGCCAATACGACGACTCCTTCGCCGTTGAGGGTGCAAAAATTGGTTCCACACTGCGTATTCGTCTGCCAGACCGCGCTTTGGTGACCGACGGCGCAGCCTTGGTACTTCAGGACGACAACGAGCAGTTCACGACTTTGGCGGTCGCTAATCAAAAGCACATTGGTCTGACTTTCACGACCGCCGAGTTGACCATGCAAATGGACGACTTTGCAGAGCGTGTGCTCAAGCCGCGTATATCCCAGTTGGCAGCATCTATCGATGCCGACGTTGCTAACGCGTACAAAAACGTTTACGCGTCTGTTGGAACCCCTGGCACCACGCCTTCAACTTCGCTGGTCTTGCTGCAAGCGCAACAAAAGCTGAATGAAGCTGCGGCTGTGATGTCCCCTCGCTACGCAACGGTTAACCCCGCAGCTAACGCTGGTTTGGTTGAAGGCTTAAAAGGTCTGTTTAACCCGACGGACACGATCAGTAAACAATTCAAGAATGGCATGATGGGCACGGGCGTTCTGGGCTATGACGAGATTAACATGTCACAGTCAATCAAGCAGCACACCACCGGCACCCGTTCAACTAGCGACACCATTTTGGTTAACGGCACCATTTCTACCCAAGGCGCGACTACCATTAGCATTGATGGCGGTACGGGTGCAGCTACGGTAGCCGTTGGCGACGTGTTTACGGTTGCTTCCGTGTTTGCGGTCAATCCGCAGACTCGTGAGTCCACGGGTTCGTTGCAACAGTTTGTTGTGACCGCAGCCAACACAGCTTCGGCCGGCGCTTGGACAAACATTGTTGTCTCGCCAGCAATGCACACGGCTGACCAAGCACTAGCTACCATCACAGCATTCCCACAAGACGGCGCTGCCATTACGTTCCTTGGTGCTGCATCGTCTGTGTATGCTCAAAACTTGGTGTATCACAAAGATGCAATCACGTTTGCGACCGCCGACTTGCTGATGCCACAAGGTGTGGATATGGCTTCCCGCCAAGTTCACAACGGCATTTCGATGCGTATTGTTCGCCAATACGACATCAACAATGACCGTCTGCCTTGCCGTATTGATGTCTTGTACGGTTACTCAACAATTCGCCCACAAATGGCTTGCCGCATCTGGGGCTAAGTACTGGTGATGGCTTCGGCCATCACTTTTTAGCTATAAACTAGCAGTGCCTTTTCTAACGTTTATCGGGGGCTTCGGCCCCCGTCTACTCTATGACAATCTACCTACGACACCCTAAGCACGGCACTAAAGTTGCATCTATGGAACTTGAAGCCAAATATGATGAGCAAAATGGTTGGGTAAGATATAATCCCTCCATGCCCGTTGCCATTGAGACAGCAAAACCAGCTAATGCGTTGGAAGTTAAACGTCGCCGTGGCCGCCCACCGATAGAAGCCGCAGCATAAGGAGCTTGTAATGGTAACCGCCCTCGACCAGATAAAAACAGCACTTAGGCTTATAGGTATGCTGGCCGAAGGTGAAGACCCTACGGCTCAAACCGCTCAGGATTCGCTGGCGGCTATGAATCAAATGATTGACTCGTGGAACACCGAGCGCCTAGCAGTATTTTGCACACAGGATCAAATATTTAGTTGGCCACCTAATGAAACTACCCGCACGCTTGGCCCTACGGGCAATTTTGTAGGTACGCGTCCTGTGCTGATAGACGACGCAACGTATTTTAAAGACCCGCAAACCAATGTTTCATACGGCATTAAGCTAATTAACCAGCAGCAATACAACGGCATTGCGGTCAAAACCGTAACTAGCTCGTACCCGCAAGTTATGTTTGTAAACAATACGTTTCCCGACATTACGCTGACCATCTACCCTAAGCCCACTAGGGTGCTGGAATGGCATTTTGTATCGGTTCAAGAATTAACGCAGCCTGCTACTTTGACAACCGGGTTGTTTTTTCCGCCAGGCTATTTGCGCGCGTTTAAGTACAATCTGGCCTGCGAAATAGCGCCCGAATTTGGCGTAGAACCTTCGCCTACTGTGCAACGCATAGCAATGACGTCTAAGCGTAACCTAAAGCGCATCAACAACCCTGACGACCGTATGTCAATACCGTACTTTTTGGTGTCAACACGTCAACGGTTTAATATCTTTGCTGGCAACTTCTAAGCTATGCAAACTCCGATTCTTGGCCAATCGTATGTAGCCCGCAGCATTAATGCTGCGGATAGCCGCATGATTAACCTGTTTCCAGAAACTACTTCAGAAGGCCAGACGGCGGGGTTTCTTAACCGAGCACCAGGGTTGCGTAGGCTAGCGTCCGTAGGCACTGGGCCAATTCGCGGGCTGTGGCAGTACGGCAATTACGGGTATGTAGTGTCTGGATCCCGGCTATACCGCATTGATGCCAACTGGGATAGTAACGTCATAGGCGCGGTGTCCGGCACCGGCCCCGTGTCAATGGTCGACAACGGTACGCAGCTTTTTGTTGCGGCTAACCCTAAAGGGTACATCTACGACGCGTCGACTGAGGCCTACGCCGAGATTACGGACGTGGATTTTCCGGGCGCAATAATGGTCGGCTACTTAGACGGGTATTTTATATTCCAAGAGCCAAACTCTCAACGATTTTGGTCATCAGAACTGCTTGACGGCACACAAATTAACCCTTTGAGCTTTGCCAGCGCTGAAGGTATGCCTGACGATTTAGTCTCGTTGTTTGTTGACCACCGCGAGGTATGGCTTTTTGGTACTCAATCTGTTGAGGTTTGGTATGACGCGGGGACTACGCCGTTTCCTTTGGCCAGAATTCAAGGCGCGGTTAATGAAATTGGCTGCGCGGCTACGTATTCCGTAGCTAAGATGGACAATTCGTTGTTCTGGCTAGGCTCAGACGCCAGGGGTCAAGGCATGGTGTTTCGTGCCACTGGCTACAAAGGCTTACGTGTTTCCACGCACGCCGTTGAGTATGCCATTCAAAGTTACGATACTATTTCGGACGCTATTGGGTTTACATATCAGCAAGACGGGCATCTGTTTTATGTGCTAACGTTTCCTACGGCTCAAAAAACATGGGTTTACGATGCAGCTACGCAGGCCTGGCATGAGCGCGCGGGCTTTTCTAATGGCCAGTTTATTCGGCACCGCGCCAACTGCCAGATGTTTTTTAACAACAAAATTATCGTAGGCGACTTTGAAAACAACAACATATACGCATACGACCTTGACGTATTTGCCGACGGCGCTTTTCAGCAAAAATGGCTGCGGTCGTGGCGCGCGTTGCTGCCAGGGCAGAACAACCTAAAGCGCACTGCGCAGCACTCCTTGCAGATTGCTATTGAGGCCGGTACGGGCTTAAATACAGGTCAAGGTAGCGACCCTAAGATTATCCTGCGATGGTCGGATGACGGCGGCCATACGTGGTCTAACGAGCACTGGATGTCGATAGGTAAGATAGGCGCGTATGCTACGCGCGCTATTCGCCGCCGGTTGGGTATGACAACTAAACTGCGTGATCGAGTGTATGAGCTGTCTGGCACTGACCCTGTCAAGATTGCCATCGTAGGTGCTGAGTTAATTTTGTCTCCGACCAATGCCTAATCCAGATAACGAGCCGCAGATACCTAAAAATCAGTCGAGCATTACTGATGCCGCAACAGGGCTAGTCGCGCGCGATTGGTATCGGTTTTTTCTAAACTTAGTCAACAAAGCTAATTCAGGCGGAGGGGCGGGCACGGGCACAGTCACTTCCGTAGCGGTGTCCGGCGGCACAACAGGGCTGACCACTTCGGGCGGCCCTGTTACCACTTCAGGCACCATTACATTAGCGGGCACTTTAGGCGTAGCTAACGGCGGTACAGAAGCCACCACGGCTTCCGGCGCGCGCACTAACTTAGGTGCAACTACGGCGGGAAGTAATTTCTTTACGCTGCCAAATCCGACTGCCATTACGTTCACCAGAATTAACGCAGACAACACGGTATCGACGCTTGATGCGGCCACGTTTCGTACTGCGATTGGGGCCGGCACGGGCGACGGCACGGTTGCGTCAGTATCCGGCACAAGTCCGGTCGCATCCTCGGGCGGCACAACACCGGCAATTAGCTTAGCTTCTGGATACGGCGATACCCAAAACCCCTACGCTAGCAAAACAGCTAACTTTTTCTTGGCTGCGCCTGACGGCAGCGCCGGCGTGCCAACTTTTCGTGCTGTTGTAGCGGCGGACATCCCCACACTTAACCAGAACACAACTGGGACTGCGGCCAACGTAACCGGCGTGGTGGCCATAGCTAACGGCGGTACAGGTCAGGCCACGCAAATAGCCGCGTTTGACGCGCTGTCGCCGGTAACAACTAAAGGTGATTTGATTGTCGGCAACGGTACGGACAACGTTCGCCAAGCAGTAGGCGCGAATACGTTTGTTTTAACCGCCGATTCTGCGGAAGCCACAGGCATTAAATGGGCTGCATCTAGCGGGTCGGGGCTGACAATTAGCAACGACACAACTACGTCAACTAATCTATACCCAACATTTGCCAACGCAACGTCCGGCACGATGTCAACTATTTATACCGGCAACGCGAAACTACTGTACAAACCAAGCACGGGTGAATTAACATCTTCGCATGTAATAGCGTCAAACGGTATTTTTGTTAACAGCCAGACTATTTCTACAAGCTACACCGTTCCTTCAGGGTCGTCGGGCATGTCCGCAGGGGTGATTTCTATAGACAGCGGCGTAACAGTAACCATACTTTCGGGGTCAAGGTGGGTAGTAGTATGATTAAGCATCATTTTAGCAGCGGGCTGTACGCTAAAGAAACGCACATACCTGCAAACCATTGGCTTGTTCAACACGCGCATAACTTTGACCACCTGTCTATTTTGGCCGAAGGCACAGTAGAGCTGCTAGCTGATGGGCAAAGTCAAGTTATTAGCGCGCCTGCGTGCTTAACCATACCTGCCGGTACGCATCACGGTGTGCGCTCGCTTACCGATGTGGTCTGGTATTGCCTTCATGCTACGGAATACACGGACGTGGACGACATAGATGAAAAGTTAACTAAACCGATAAACGAAATAGCAGTTAAAGCGCTTTCTGAAGCGCTTAACGGAGGTAAATAATATGGCCTGGATAGCAGCAGCGGTTAGTATAGGTAGCAGCCTAATTGGTCAAAATAAACAAAAGAAAGCGGCAGAGCGCGCGGCAGACATTACCGCTAGAGACACTAAGGACGCCATAGCCCGGCAGAAACCTTTTTATGACGCTAGCGTTAACGAGCTACCAAACTACCTTAAGGGTATTCAGCCTGGCGGCGATTTGGTTCGCGGCTTTACCGGTAACGACTTTCAACAGTACCAAGACCCCGGCTACGGGTTTAGGCTTAACGAAGGTTTGAAAGCGTTGCAGGGATCTGCCGCTGCGCGAGGTGGCTTGCTGTCCGGCAACACGTTGCGCGGCATTAGCGACTACAGCCAGCAGGCTGCGTCGCAAGAGTATGGCAACGCGTACAACCGATTTATCGGTGAACAAACCACACGCCGTAATGCGTTAGCAGGCTTGGTTGGCCAAGGCCCAACTGTAGCCAATACAATAAACGCCGCTAGTGCCGGTCAAGCCGAGAATAGGGCTAACGCTAGCCTGTACGGCGCTAATGCGCAAGCGCAAGCCGTACGTAACATTGGCAGCGTAGCGTCTGATTATTTTAGGCAGTCCTCTTTTTCCCCAAATAGTAGCGGGGCGGGCAGTAACCGCATGGGGGACTATTCGGGAAATATGCAACTTTACGGGATGTAAACCATGGCTATTAACTTCAATCTTCTTTCGCAAGGGATGGACGGCCCTACGCCATATCAGCAAGACCAAGACCGCGATATGCAGAACCAATTGCGGCAGCAGCAACTTGTACAAGGGCAAGGTCAATTAGAAGGGTTAAAAGCGTCTGCGGCGCAGACTAAACTATTTAGAGACAAAATGGTCGCAGCGGGTAAAAACCCTGGTGATTGGCCAAGGGTATATGAGGCTCTTAACTCTACCGGCAGACCGGAAGATGCGATGAACGCCGACAAGATGCTGCGCGCGCATTTTGGCGACTATCAGCTTTCCCAAGCATTAAAAAGCGAATACTCTAAACCTATACGCGAGTGGTTTAGCTCAACACGCGACGAGGCTAACAACCCACAAGATAATTTAGGCGGGTACACCCCTGAGGCTATGGGCGGCGGTAGGCCACCCGAAGGCGCTGCGCAGCCTTCCCCTGTGGCTAACGTTGAACTAGGCGCAGTGCCATCAGGCGAAACGAATATTAACGCGCTCTCTCAGCCTGTTGAGACAGTTAACAGCTTGCCTGCGGTAACTGTTACAGGCAAACAGCGTATGAGCGCCGAGGAGCAACTTTTTGCGTTGGGCAGCATAGATAGCCCCGCAGCGCAAAGAATGGCTACCGTAATGGCCCAACGCAATAAGCCGTCTGTAATAGGCCAACTAGAGCGCGAAATATCTGAGCTGAGACAAGATGGCGCTACTAATGCCGACCCAGAAATACGACGTCGGCAAGCGTTAATTGACAAAGAAGCGTACGGTGGCGATAAAGATTTGCCAGGCTATACGATGGCTACGCAAGATGGCAGCTTTACCGGCAACTTTATGCAGTATAAAGAAGCAATGGCTAAACAAAACCGGCAACCTGTTGCTGCGCCTGCGGTTAACTTGGCGACTATTAAAGACCCGAACAATCCTAACAAATCTATCATAGTGGACGCGCGGACTGGCCGCAAAATTGGTGAACCTGCCGCTGCACCAGTTAAACCTTTAACTGAGCAACAACAGTTAAAGTTAAAAGCTGACCGCACTGCGGATACCAATAAGATTAGAGGCGCAGAATCTACGGCTACAGAATTAGAAAAACTTGCAGATGAATTGGTAGGTAACCGAGAAAAAGGTGTGCCGCCGCATCTAGGGCTTGGCGGCATTACGGGCTTTCAGGCCTTGCTTCCCTCGCTGCCGTCTGGCGACGCCCGCAAAGCGCAACAAAAACTGGAAACTTTTAAAGGTAAGGTTATGGCGCTGGGGCGTCAGATTGCAACACAAGACGGTAAGCTGGGCAACCTGGCGGTTCAGGAATGGAAGTTTATGTCTGACTCGGTTCAAGCCCTTGACCCGGCTGCGGGTAATCTTGATGTGCAACTTAGGGACGTGGTGCGACAAGCGCAAGCGTTGGCCAACGGATTGAAAAGCAACTTTGCCGCGCAATACGAAGACGCCGAAGACGCGGCCCCCGCCGCCGCACCAACTAGAAGCAGTGTTCGATCTCAAGCTGACGCAATTTTAGGGCGATAATTATGGCAACTGCTGATGAGTACGCTGGATGGATTGTTAAAAACGCGGGTAAAAAAGGCACGCCAGAATTTGACACGGTAGCGGCTGCGTACAAAGAAGCAAGTGCAGAAGAGCAAGCTATGCCGCCAACACAAGCCTCGATTACGCCGGCAAGGGCAGGCGCGTCGCTGGTAGACCAAATACCGGGTCCTCGCGGCGTAGCTGTACCCAATCAAACGCCTACAGCTGAAAAAGCACCGGCGGGCATGAGCGATAGAATACGCGGAGTCATAGAAACGCCAGGCGTATTGTTTACTGGTGCTTTGGGTCAATTTGCGGGTAACGTTGCGGGGCCAATCCAAACTCTGCGAGAAGGTACCTTTGGTACGTCCGAAGGCGCGCGCCGAGCACAACAAGTTGCGCAAGAAGTTGCAGGTAGACTGTCGTATGCGCCCCGCACCGAAACAGGTGCAAACATTGTGCAGAATATAAGCGACATCGCTACACAGTCAGGCATAGCGGGCATAAACCCTGCCGCACTTTCGCAAATGTCAGTGTTGGGCGCGCCTGCCGCCCGTCAAGCCTCTGCTATAGCCGGCAACGAAGCGGCGTTAATAAAGCCGGCGATAACTGCGCCGTTTGAAGCGCAAAAAGCGCGCACTGCCGCAGCTAACGTAGCTAATTCGTTTGAAAAAGCTGCGGAAATTGACGCAGCTAAAGCAGCAGTAAAACGTGGCATTGTGCTAGATCCTGCGGTTTCTAACCCTACCAGAGCCAACCTTCTTAAAGCTAAAGTAGTTAACTCAACAAATTTTAATCAAAACGCAGCTAAGATTAACGACGCGCAGTTTACCCGGTTAGCTAGAACCGACATGGGGCTGCCTGCGACCAAGTTTTTAGACGCGGACGCGTTTAACAAAGCGCTAGACATGCACAGCAAGCCGTATGACGCTGTGCGTAACCTTCCATCTCTAGCGCCTGACCAAGCGGTTAGGGATCAGCTAACAAGCCTAAAAGTAAGTCGCCCTGCAATTGGCGGTGAAGCTAGCGCCGCAGCGGTAAACAATTTAGTTGATGAAGCAATGCAAAAAGTAGCGCAGGGCCGGTCTGGCGCTGAGATAATTACCGACATACGCAAACTGCGCAAAGACGCTAACAGCATTTACTCGGCGCAACGAAAAAGCGGTCTGCCGGATCCTACCGTGCTAGCTAAAGCCGACGCTAACATCGGCGTGGCTAACGCATTAGAGAGTTTAATTGACGCTAACGTGTCAGACCCCAAGCTATTAAATGAGCTACGTAAATCGCGCGCGGCAATGGCAAAAGTGTACGACTATCAGCGCGCTACAAACCCCCTTACCGGCCGCATTGACCCACAAGCGCTGGTTCAGCTAGCTAAAGAAGGAAAACCTTTGTCGGCTATTGCAGCAGATATTGCTAAAATAGCGGGCGTGTTCCCTGACGTAGCCAAAACAGGGGCGGCTGGCGTGCCTGAGTGGGCTAAAGGGCTTACGCGGTCAAGTGCGGCGGGCAGCATGGGCGCTATGGCCGCGTTAGCAATAGGCGCGCCGGTTTTACCCACCATGGTGGGTTCGGCTGTGGTAGGGTATCTTGGCGGTGGGTTAACCGCCCGTAGAATGGCGTCACCTGCGTACCAGGCAAAGAATGTGGTGCCGCGCGATTTTAGACCTTCAGTTAACAAACTTACGCCTGAAAATCAGAATAAATTAAGGAATGACTAGATGGCATCCCTAACCCCAACACCTAAGCAACAATTTTTTAACTCTAGCGGCGCGCCGTTAGTTGCTGGCAAGGTATTCACCTACGCTGGCGGCACAACGACGCCTGCGCCTACGTTTACTAGCCAGTCTGCAATCTCGACCAACACCAACCCGATTATATTAGACGCGCAAGGCCGCTGCGAAATTTGGTTGCAACCAACATTGGCGTACAAGTACGTCGTAACCGATGCCAACGACGTGCAGCAGTACACGGTCGACAACATCTTAGTGCCGCCTGACTTACTGTCGTTTGGCTCTCCGCCGCCTATCGGCAACGTAGCGCCTAACACCGGCGTGTTTACAACGTTGTCAGCTACGGGGGACGTAACGTTTAGCGGCTTTGGAGCCACGCAGCTACAAAGCGGCGCAACCACCGACCGCCCCGCCTTGCCTGTCGAGGGTATGCTCCGTTACAACGCCGTATTAGGTCAATTTGAGGGCTACAGCTCGGCGGGATGGGGTTCAATTGGTGGCGCAGGCGCTACCGGCGGCGGGGCAACAGAATCGTTTTACGAGAATGACAAGATTGTCACAGCCAGTTATACCATCGGCGCAACCAAAAACGCAATGACCACCGGCCCGTTAACTTTCGGCCCTGTGTTTACGGGCGAGGGTAGTATTGCAGGCACAACGCTAACCGTTGCTTCGGTGGCCGGTGGCCTGTTAGTGGTAGGCACTATAATCGAAGGTGCCGGTGTTACCATAGGCACAACCGTTACGGCGTATTTAACCGCAACGGGTGGGATCGGAACGTACACTGTTAGCGAATCGCAGTCTGTGTCAACTACCACGATTACCGCGCCGATTATTGTTACTGTACCGACGGCCTGCCGTTTGGTTGTTCTTTAAAGGATTAGCATGTCAAGCACACTTACCGCAGGTAATGCTACATCGGGCCTAACTATCTCGTCGGGTAATACCGGCGTAATAACCTTAAGAACAGGGTCTGGTAGCGGAACTAACGCGGCTATATTTGACGCTAGTCAAAACTTTAAGATGAACTCCGGCTACGGCTCAGTAGCCACAGCTTTCGGTTGCCGCGCGTGGGTAAACTTTAACGGAACCGGCGTGGTGGCAATTCGGGCGAGCGGGAATGTGTCAAGCATCACAGATAACGGGACGGGGGATTACACTGCTAATTTTACTACTGCTCTGCCCGATGCCAATTATTCTTGGGTTGGGTCGTGCATGACTAATACCACTTCAGTATCCACACGCGGCACCGTGCAGCAGAGGTCTAATCAGACCAGCACAACGTCAGCTTTGCCTATCTCCACAATGACAGGTGAAAACAGCACGGCATCGATTGATGTGGCTGTCGTCAACCTCGCAATTTTTCGCTAAAGAACAGTATAATGTTATCAACAATATCAGCGGATAGCTCCGCACGGGGGCACAGATGAGTATAGGACTTAAAGCTAACGCTGACGGGTCTGGTGCCGTTCAGATTGGTGGCACTGACGCCGTTTCAATTAGCGCGGCGTTAGGCATTACCTTTGCCACGGGTGTGGACGGCAACTTTAAGATGAACTCCGGCTACGGCTCAATAGCTACAGCTTTCGGTTGCCGCGCGTGGGTAAACTTCGACGGCACCGGCGTGGTGGCAATTCGGGCGAGCGGGAATGTGTCGAGCATCACAGATAACGGGACGGGGGATTACACCGCAAATTTTACTACTGCGCTGTCTAATGCCAATTACGCTGTGGGTTTTGCAACAGGCTCTACAGGTGCTACTACCACCACCCGAATAATAAGCATAAAATCAGCGAATAGCACCGACCCCCCGACGCTCAAAACTGCATCTGCGCTTCGTTTTATCAGCGGATCAACGTCGACGGCTGCACTGATCGATATGGAGCAAGTTAACGTAATAATTTTCCGTTAAAAGGGAACCAAATGGATCAACGTATCATCTACCAGAACGACGACGGCGGCGTGTCGGTTATTGTCCCTGCCGACTGCGGATTAACCATTGAGCAGATTGCAGCCAAAGACGTCCCCGCCGGCAAGGCGTGGCAGATCGTAGCCGAGGCTGACCTTCCAACCGACAGAACATTCCGCAACGCATGGGAGATCACATGATTACGGTAAACATCGGCAAGGCCAAACTTATCGCGCATGATGCCCGTCGCGCTGCGCGTTCAGTTGAGTTTGCC